ATCGACTTCTGCTAGTAGTTGGGTCTTGGTTTGGTAGACCCTACCGACAGTTCCGCCGTTTGCTCTTATCCAGTCTATGATGTCGGCTCTGCGCCATCCATCGTCAGGTAGACCGTCACCACCAGCATCGGTAGTGGGGGCTTCGTCTCCTTCCACCCTCCATACCGCTGCTGGTAGTTGTCTTCTGTACTGGTCTACCCATGCTTGGGATTTTTCTTGCGGAACCATCCTAACAAACTCAGCGCCATTGTCAGGAGAGTTCCTCCTGAAATGAGGGCCGAGAAAAGTTACGGTTGGCAACTATAACCACCTCAGGCGAGCACCAATAGTGATATCTGTACTGCGTCAACTATTGCTTCTGCATGAAGTGCTAGTGCTGGTAGAGAGCCACCTGTTTTTGCTGGTGCGCTGCTTCCGTTGTCAACTCCAGTGTCTGTGAAGGACAGTGATAGCGTCTTGTCTGCCGTTGGCATGACTGTTCCGAGAACTGCCACGATTTTGTCAACGCCTTCTGTGAAGATTAGAACTTCTTCATCTGCTGTCTCCAAGTCCAGTTGGAGAGTTAGCAGCCTTAGACCGCCTTCTGCTGCACCATCTGTGTTGTTGGCTGCGAAGGTGCTCATGTCAGTACCACCGGGGTAGGTACTTCCATATCCTTTCAACCACTCAGTGCTGTCCACTAGAGTTCCTGTTCTCATGTCTAGGTCTAGTAGGAAACTAACATCCGTTATGTCTCCGTCATCTGCTTTCACCGTTATTCCGCCACTGCTTGCTGTAAATACTGTCATATTTTTTTCCTCCTTTTATCTCCAACTGACTCACTTAAGGTCTCTGATGCTCCCTTGTCCTCCGAAGAAAGTGGTCCAAAGTTCTCCCATGGTCCTGTACATTCCCTCTTGTCCTAGTCTGTTGATTGCGAATGGGTCACCAGTCTCAATTCCACTCTCGTAGTATTGTGTTGGTATCGCCGTGCTGAAGTACATGTAATCAGTGTCTAGGAAGTACATCCTGCTGATTGTGTCTGGTTTGACATCCTTGGAAGGAATGATTGGGACTCCGTTGTAGGTTGCTACTACGAATCCGGCTTCCATTCCGGGTACACCCTTGACACCGTTGTAGGTCGGGGTGACTCTCTTCTCTTCCATGAACCTCTGCTGGGACTGTAGCAGTTGCTGTAGTCTCATTAGAGTGTCATATCCAGTTAGCATGACTTTCGGGTTTCCACCACGTATCCATACTTTCTGGAATAGGTCGTCTAGTTGGTCTAGGCTTAGAACCCTGTCAGTTGCACCGGTGTCTGCGTTTACCTCTGCGTATGACCAAGAGTTAGCACTGCCATCTCTGTTGATGGAGTAGATGTCCTCTCTGCCAGCAGTGTAGTGAGTTCCGGCTGTCATTCCACTCGAATCACCAGTGGTCACTCTGTCGATGGACTCGAAGCCGTTGTCTGCTGTCGTGTCCACGTCTAGTAGTAGCATCTTGTTGGTCATCTCTGCGTGGTGCTTGCCCATCTCTTCTTTCAGGACCGAGCGTATGTCGCCCATTCCGTCATCCTTGTCAGCAAGGAAGATAGCAGTCTCGGACATGTCGAACGTGTGAACGACCGTCTTTGGTTTTGCAGCCACGTGCTGGAAGGTAGGCTTCACTGTGTCTGGTAGAGTTGCATTCTCTGCAACACCACCGTGGACTGCGCCTCCGTTGGGCTTGTCAGTGAGTACTCTCCATCCTGACCTGTCCCAAGGTCTCTTTGGTAGTATGCTGAATGCGTTGAACTCTTGGTTCAACTGCGACCATACTTTGCGTCCGTAGATTGCGTTGTATGTTCCACCGGTGGTGGACAACATTGGTGCGTCTGCTTTCAATAATTCACTACCGGAGTAGGAGTAACCCATCGAGTTACCTGCTCCGTAGTAGTATCTTTCCATATCTGTTACTGTTCTTATGTAGTTTCTTGCCATTCTTAATCACTCCTGAAGGTGCTGTTTGCGAGGTTATGTACCTCATCCCAACTCATTGTTGCGAGTTCCTCAGTTGAAGGGATTTCAACGGTTGGAAGGGATGCTGCTGATTTTGCGATTGTAGAACCGGACTCTACTGATGAGCCGATGCTGTCGATGCGCTCTGTAAGAGCGGCTAGAGACTTCTGGATAGCGGCTAGTGGGCTGCGAGCATCGAATGCTGCTGCTTCTGCTTTTGCTATTTCTTGTTGCCTCTCTGCTGCGAATCTGTTGGAGAAGTGGTTTTCTAGGCTTCCCTTGAACTCCTGCTCCAATGCTGCTGCTTTGTAGACCTCGTATGCTGACTCAGATACTCTGTCTGCTGTTAGGAAGTCGGACTTCTCTACTGTGGATTTCTTGCCCTTTCCACCAGAGCCAAAGTTGGCCTTGGGTGTTTCTGGCTTTCCGTCTACGGTTTCCCTCTTTGGTGCTTGTCCACCAAACCTTACCGCTCCGTCTCCAATTTCTTCTGGGGTAGAACCAAGGTTTCCCTTGTTGACATCATCAAAGTGAGCACGTGCGGAAATTGTGTCCACACCTGCACTCTTCAGAGTGTCTTCCATCCAATTTAGGTACTCAGAGGAGATAACGTCAGAGTATTGTGATTTTTCGACATCTTCGTCTTCATCATCTTTCATGGCTTCTTTCTTGTCACCATACATTTTCTCTTCGTCGTCTTTCTCGTCGCCGTCGTCTTTCTTCTTGCCTTCCATATGTTCTTTCAAGCCCGGTGGCATTTCTCCTTTCTCCATAGAGTCGAGACGGCCTTCCAGACGTGACAGAACATCTGTCATTTGCGTCATTACATCATTTTCTGCTTCTGTCATTTTTTTCACCTTTTTTTTATCTTCTTTTAATATCCTGAATGTTGCTTCTGGATTGATTCCTTTCTCACAAATTGTGATTTCGTGTAGTTCAAGTTTGCTGATTTCTTGGTAGTCTCCATGTACCGGGTCTGATTTTCTGACTCGTTTGAATGCCTGCCCTCCAATACTAAAACCTCTCAATGAGCCTTTTCGTATTTCGGCAGCGACTTCCTTTGCTTTTTCGATGTCGTCTCGTAATTCTACAACTACAAACATTCCGACATCGTCAACTTCGCTTTTCCACAACCTCCCTTCACTATCTGTATAATTAGGAATTACTTCACCCACTTGAATGTTAGAATGCGCTAATTGCACGTTTCTGTATCTGTGGTCCTCCATGTATTTCTTGAATGCGCCTTTCAATGCTTCTTTCGTAATTTTGTCTCCTTGCTTGTCAACTACTTCTACGCTAGCATACCCGGCAACAACGAGGTCTCCACCCTTGATGAGTGTAATTCCAGACTGAGGTTGTCGCAATGGGGATAGCACACTGACTCAGAGTTACTGCGTCATACTACTTATATGAAGCGGCAACAAACTAAACTGTTGTTGCTTCTTTATCTGGACCTGAATCTTCGTTTTTGATACCCTTATCCTTCTTTTGTTGTCGCTTCATATGTGGATACGGCTTTTCATCATCTTCTGTGGGTCTTGCCCTCATATCATAGTCAGGCAAGGTCTGCTCCCCATCTAGGGTTGTTGGTCCTCTAGGACTTTCTACACTACCACCTAGTTCTATTCCTAGTCCCTTTCCACCACTCATTGGAAAATGTCCCTTCTCTAGAACATCCAGAACCCTTACCATAACACCGATGGCTTTCTCCATCTGCGGTTTGAGCAGTTGGTTCTTTTCTGCTAAGGTCTTGGCCTTGTCCTGTACTTTCTTCTCAGGTATGGGTCTTTTCTCGACCTTGCCCTTGAGCATCATGCTAGCGACCTGAGACCAAAATGGTTTGAGACTGTCAGACAATCTGATTGAGTAGTCTGACTCACCGAACTCCGAGAGGAGTGTGCGTGGTGAGTGTACCCAATATCCCAAGTCTGATTTTTCCAATGTGTAGAATACGTCGTTGTGAATGCACGTCTTGACAATCAAGGTGTTGTCCTCTATATCCACGTCATGCGGGAAGTGTAGATTTGGTACGGACTTGGCTAGTATGTTGAGTGTCTCCATGCTGACGCTGGACTCACCCTCTCCCTCACCCACTATCTTTACTGGATTCAAGTCGTATACTTCTCTCCCATTGATTTTCTTTCTCTTGATGCCGGTGACCTCGACCTCGACTATGTCACCCTCTTCAAATGATTTAGGGCTAGATACCGTCCCTACGTCTAGATACACCTCCCCCTCGTAGTCTACTGTGGCATTCTCTATTCCCTCATTGTCAATCAGAGGTCCTGCGCCTAGCCTGTACGTGATGCTCTTCTTGCCTCTCTTATCGAGAATCCTGAGGTTGACATTCTTGTTGGGTCTGAGTAGAACCCACTTCGGGTGTCTTTTCTCTCCCTTCATGTATGTGCTTTTACCGTCTCTGATGAGTAGGCAGTCATGTTCCTCAAGAAGTGACTTTACCGTGTCTTCCAGACCATCATCGTCAGTCATGCGTGTGTC